ATAGTTTCACTCAAAATATATCAACTGGTGATGCTATTGTCACTACTGCTGCTGATGTAGGTGATGTATTAGGTTACAGTAATATAGTTTCTACAGCACCTGGTACTAAAGATACCTTGGCAGGAACCCTTGCCACATCTGGTGCTATCGGGTTAACAGCAGGTGGAGCTGGTACTTCAGCTACTGGACAATTCGTAACAGAAATCACAATCCGATAAAGCGACTATATAATATTATGAAACGTATAGTACTACTAGTGATATGTTTCATGGGTATACCACTGAGAACCCTTGCGGTTCCAGTCGTACCAAATTTCCAACAGGGTTCCATGACTAGCCACACGGAAACTGAATCCACGGTCCAGGAGACCATATTTTCAATAGATTATCGTACAGGATGGGAATACTCAGTAACAGGGGTAGGGGTTTCAAACAATGGAGAAGCACTCAACCCCAATGTGAACACTTCCACAGTGACAGTGACTCCTTCACAATCAGCAACTTCAGTAAATGGAGTAAACGTATCAGGAACTGTAACAAGTTCCTTCGACAGTTTAGATTTCTCTCAAGCGAACAACTTTACCATAACAACACCAGGCGAAGCGTTCCAATTTACTCAAAGTTATCAAGGACCTGGTATGACAAACCAGACAATAATACAACGTACTACCACTATAAAAAGCGTCACAGACACAACAAGTACGTTTACGCAATAATAACTTTAACTAGTTTTTTATCTCCAACAGTAGCACTAGCAGAAGGTGTTGGAGGAGTGTCTGCCACAGCAAATCCCATAGCAAATTCTAGTGGCTCAGTGACCAACCAGGCAATTCAAGTGTTGCAAGGACCGTATATAACTAATACCTATGGTGGTGGTGTTCAATGTCAAGGTAGTACATTTAACGTTACACCATATATTCAATTTGCAGATTCAAGAAAAGATCCTTGGGAGGATGTATATTTTGAACCACAATATAATGCTACTGACTTTACAGGTCGGACAACCCAACAAACTGTTACGGTTAAAAACTATCCTTGGGAATCATGGTATGATACCCGAACAAAATCTGACGGTAGTAGATGGTTTGAAGATGGTGCTGACATGGATATTAGAATTGATGTAGACGGACCTGACGGTATACCTGATAATCCTGGTCAAGTTTTATGGCAAAAACCTATTCGTACTGATATGAAAGCAAACCAATCACTTAACATAGGATTGTCTGCTACCCTATCAATACCCATGAATAAAAAGTTAACTAAACAATGTCATGAGGCAGCACAAGCTCAGATTGATTTACAAAATCAAAACGTAGCTAATAAGAGACTAGACTTTGAGTTGGCAAGATTGAAAAATTGTGGTGAATTAAAAAAGGGTGGAATATTTTTCCATCCTAAATCTCCTTACCATACTATATGTGCTGACGTAGTAGTAACAGCACCAGGTGGTCAAGTGATACCACATCAACATGTAACACCACAACCTAAATGGAAGAATCCAAAAGATTTTGAAATGTCAATAGGTAATGTCAATGCCGATAAATGATATACACAATATACAATTACATAATTCTGGTATAAACAATATCAATGTTCGTCCTATTGGAAATAATTATATTGGAAATAATTACATAGGTGTTAGACCCATTCAACATAATTGGGTATACTCACCGTACACTGCTATACCAATAGAAGTTCCAGTAACAACAATAATAGGAACTCCTATTATACAGATGCCAGGTTGTGTAAAAGTTAATAAGGAGAACGCAAAGAATCCTGTTAATAAAAATAAACAACTAGTAAATGATGACCCTAAAGGTAACGTAGTATTATGTGATGGTGGTATGCCATACTATGAACCACCTGAGTATGATGCTAGAGAATTGTCTTGGCAAACAGTATATGTTGAACCAGAAGAGGCAGGAGGTATTGATACTGGTGATAGTAGTTTACCAGAACCACCTGATACAGATGTAACACCACCGAAAACACCTACTGGTGATAAAGAAATAGAATGTCCTCCATCTAATGCTAGACGTATAGGTGATAGAAACCAGAAAGGTGATGAGCAAGTTAAAGAATATAAACTAACACCTGATGGTAAAATCTGTGAGACTATCTGGGAACCAGTTCCAACAATAGAACAGTTTGTACCTTCAGCAGGAGCAATCAGCACCACTGCGGTGATAGCAACTGTCGCAACAGCATCTGCCCTATTTGCTAAACCCCTAGCAGATCTTGTATTGAAATCTGTAAAACCTGTGATAAAGAAGATGATGACAAAGGTTCAAAAGAAACTAGGTAAGACCCCACCTAAACTTACTCGTATGGATAGAATTACAAATAAGTATCGTGAAAAGAGAGGTCTACCTCCTACTTCTTAGGTATAGGATTAATTTGATAACCTTTGACAGGACCTGAAGTCTTTGGCCAGTTATCTACTAGTTGTATATAAATCTCTTCTCTAATAACTTTTCTTATCTCTTCTAATTGTGCCTCTTGTCTTCTGGCAGGACCGTCATTTATATTGTCAATAATTTGACCACCACCAACTACTGCACCAGTTCCTACAACTGCTGCTGCTGTTACTCCTGTAGTTACTTTTTGAAAATCCATTACTTAAAATTAAAATTTAGAACGACTCTACGATTACTGTCAGTAGATGTTACACCTACATGTTCGTACTTAGAATCAAATATTATCATGCGGTTTGCAATACTATTTACCTTTATACCAGATTTAAACTCAGTCCATCCGTTATTAGTATTCATATAAAAAACACCAGTCTGTCCTACAAATTCATCTTCAGTAAAATCTGTATGATAACCAGTGTATGTGTGTGATTCAGTTTTAATAGTTAGGTTTGCTTTTATTCTATAAACAGCACCACCTAGTTTATTCAATATTGATTTGCAATGATAGAATAAAAAACTCTTCTGATCTTTAGGTGCATCAAATATAGTATGTGTAAATTGGAATAACCCATCACCCTCATGAGTAATACCATCATTCCAATACCAATCAATATGGTCTCCTAGTATGCGAGACTCCAAATCATTGAACTCTTCAGCACTTAAAAAATTATCAACCGTCTGCATTAACAGTTCTTATTTAAGTCTTCTGCCATATTACCACCTATCTCTGCACCTTGATCTCCACCAAACATTGCTACCCAACCTGCCATAACCCAACCAACAAAGGGAACAGAGGAAACAGCAGGAGCAGCAGCAGCACCAACACTCGTCCCGACCAATCTACCAGTTCCTTTTGCAGCACCGACTGCTTCGATACATGCTTCACTTTTTCGGGCAGCATTTATCTCCTGTGCCTGTGCATCTGTTAAACCTGGTTTTTGATCTAACCAAGATCTAGTATTGGATACAGCACCACCTTGATTAGTCTGACCATCCATAAAGTATTCTTCAGTAACCTGAGTTGTTTCTGTTGCAAGTCCTAAGAAACCACCTTTCTCTTTGATGTCCTTAGTGATGAATGCTGTCTTAGGATCATTAGCAGTGTAACTGATCTTATATCCTTCTTTGTCTGCTGAGACAACATAAGAAGTATAATCACCTACAGGTAAATTAAGTTTAGGTAAACTACTACTTTTATGAGTAGCAATCATACCAATCATACCAATATGTGATATACCTAGGATTCCTCCTAAACTAATACCTATCCATTTATTCATAATAACCTCTTAAAAACTAGGAACTTCTACATCTGATACAGGAAGTTCTGGAAGTCCTACCTCTGGTGTAGTTCCAGAACCCAATCCAGAAGGAACTGGTACAGATGGCATAAGTGATTCCATAACTTTAGATTTAACTCCATCAATGATGGATGACCTATTGAGGTATACGTATACCCCACCGCCAACAACGGTAGCAGATACAATAGTAGACGCAATAGCAAGTACATTAATAATTTTTTGCATAATCTTAATCTTTATCAGGAACAATTTTGACAGGTCCTGACTCAATTCTTATAGTTTGAGCAGGTGCAGTCTCTGATGCTTTAGCGATAAGGAACTCCATATCTTTTTTAGATATGTTTCCTCCTCCATTTTCACCATTCTTTTTCTTACCAGCCGCTTGTACGCCAAAAGTAGCTAGGGTTCCTGTGAAAACCGAAGCTATAAAAGTTGGATCCAGTTTTTGCTCTGGTATTTTAAATGCTGTAGGCAACTTAACGTATGCTAATGTTAAGATCCCTGCGGACCACACAAGCACCGCCAATCTCACAAATGTAGAAAGAATAGCAAGTTGCTCTTCTTTGTCATCTGCTGCTTCTTTAAGTTTACCTAGGATCGTTTTCTTCTTAGGTTCTTCTTTTTTAACTGCTTCTGTCATGATTTAGAATTTACCTACTCTATATATCATTCTGCCACTTGTCGCTTTTTACCGATGTTATACTTGGATTCAAGAATCCATTCTGATTTTTCACGGTATGCTATTACTTTTATTTGACTTAGTGGTGCTACTTCTACCACATCTGATACTTTAACAATCTCTACTAGTCCCCAATCAGATAGTAATTTAATAATTCTATTCCTACGTTGTAGATCATTTTCTGAGAGATTTGCTTTCTTACCATCTAATGCAAACAACTCTTTAAAATGTACTATGTAATACTGTCCCTTCTTATGAAGAATATGACATGACTGGTATAACTTTCTTTCCTTTCTAGATGCTACACCTATACGAGTAAGAGTCTCTCTTATTTTTAAGAAGTCATCTGGTTCTTTAAGAATGACTTCAACCATATCATCTTTAGTCCAATCCACATCATTCATTTCTTGCCTCCCTTGTTCAGTTTTTGTCTAATGTAGTTAAGTTGGTCAGGAGTTAAGATCCGTAAGGCTTGATTTGCTTTTTCACTACTATAACCATAGTATTTTTTCACAAGGTCAAGATCTTTCACTTGCTGTTTCTTTGCCCAAGGAGAAAATCTTCTTTTGGGTCTAACAGTATGTATATAAAAATCATATTGTAAACGTTTATCTAGATTAGGATATCTATTCATTTCATTAGCAAAGACAATAGTATCCATATGATGTGACATACATTTATTAATAACATAAGGTGGGTAATTCTTTTCCCAGTCTGGATCCTCTTCCATAAGGTAATCCTTAGTGTAATTAATACTATTCAAATAATCCTTTAAAGGATAACGATCATCGTATGCCATAATTTAATAAAAGTAATTCTTTTCTTTCTTGTTGATCTTTCATGTAGTCACCTACTGATCTCATAGTGTAGGTGTGATCATACTCTTGTGCATCCCAGTCTGCAAATCTATCTTTAATTAACTGGGAACTATTATATGATACCATCATGTGTCCGCATGAGTGATCACAATTTTCATAGAATTTATCATGGTCAAATCCTTTGTGCATCTTACCTCGCTTTCCGTACAATGAGGATCTAATCTCATAAGGTGGGTCAAGGTAAGTAAAAGTGCCCATACTATCAGTGTATAGATTCTCGTACGTTTGGTTGGTGATTTTCCAAGTTTCAATGATATCACTATAGTATTTTAATTTTTCAATGCCTCTGACGGTGAAGTTGTTATCTGAGGCTTGAGGTGAGAAGGAGGAGGATTCTGAGAGACCACTGAAGCTACACTTATTAACAATATAAAAACTAACACTGCGATCAAATCTGGTCGAGGTTTCTCTATCGAGATATTCTTTAGCTTCGAGAAAAAGTTTTCTAGCAGTCTCAGGATTGTTATGTTTGTGTTTAAGTTTAATAAGTTCATTGTAGAGTTCATCTCCTTTAGATGCTAGGGTTTGCCAAAATTCTATTAATGGTGTATATAGATCATTCACCCAGATATCTAGGTGAGGATAAGTTTGAGCAATGTATAATGCAACAGACCCACCTCCTAAGAATGGTTCATGATATGATTTATACTTTGTAAGATCTGGAAGAAATTGTGCTATCTTTTTTGTAGCACGAGACTTGCCACCAGGATAACGCAATGGGGTTTTCATCATAATACTTTCAAAGTTGCAACTGGAACTCCACCAGGACCTCCGTTGATAGCACCATCAGGAAGACTGTTAAATGATATAGTAAATCTATTAAATTCCTGATGATGTGGTGCTGAACAATGTCTCAACCAACCAGGAAATAGAATTAGTTTACCAGGTTCTGCAGATATTTCTTTTTCATTAGGAACACTCTCTCTGTCTCCTATTAATATTTCAAGAGTATCTAACCCCCTAATATCTACAGGATCTAAAAAGACTGTAGGTGATCCTTCTGTAAGATAGTATACAGCAGAATAGTACGAATAGTTATGTCTGTGCATTGGGTGACCTGCACCAGATTGGGGAGGTGCCCAGTTTGCCCATGACAATGATATCTTTAAACTTTCACATTGTAATCCTTCTGCTATTCTTGCTTCTTCTAAACACTGATGAAACCAATTAAATAATGGTTTAAGTTCTACGTGTTTATGAAGATCACCATGAGAACTCATAACTCTATGTGGAAAGTTAAACCGACTCATCTTAAGAGTATCAATATAATTATAAACCTCATCTCGAAGTTGAAGATTATTTAATTGAAACTCAAAAATATTTGTTGGAAATATCTCTATCTTTTTTA